CCGGTTAACCAGACGTTGCCAACGGGAATGCTGATCGGTTGAGGCCTCAGCATGGTACTGGTTACAACATGCATGACTGCCATGTCCTGTGAGGCGCTACCACGGGCAATGTGAATACCCAAGCAAGTGTGCTCTGCAAACTCAGAGTTGTCAACATATAGAGCACCACACCAGCCGGGTTCTGAGATAGTATCCACAACACGAGTGTCCTTGGCGGGAACGTCGTAGATACGACTTCCATGGAGTACGACAGACCTAGAGTTGTGGGCACAGTAAACATGCCGGTTGAAGTCTCTATTTGACCACGGGCGTTCCGACGAATAAGAGTAGTAGATCCTGACTTGGGGGGAGCTTCACTGAACTTACTAACATGATCACGACACTTTGTGAATACTTCAGGGAGTTTCGTAACAAAGAATTCCACAATAGCAGCGTCAGGACCAATCTTAGTTATCAATACATTGGTCTCTGCGAATTCACCAGAACCAAAGTTGGGACTAACCTTCCTAACCTCGGTGTCGCGAACCAAACTCAGGCCGAGCTTTGTGGACAAAACATGGGCTACGTGCAAAGGGCAAATAACTCTCCTTGAGTCTATAGCAAAAACGTTAGCCTGAAGTTTCCCTTCAGAGTCAACGACAGCCCAAAGGCTTTGGTGTAAACTAGGAGTCTGACACTGAAGACGTTGGCTTTTAGTTATTAAGTTAACAAAAGGATTGTCATCTGGGGACTGAGCATACCACTCATAGCCTCCATTTGACTTCTTAACTTTATAATACCATTTGCCGTTCTTAAAAACACGGGCTCTACTAGTGGGGGGCGCTTGGGCCGTGTACTCCATGGTATCTGGATTGAGGAAAAGGGCTTCCCCATCCTTCAAAATAGCATGATCACCCTCTTCGACAGCAGTAAACTTCCAGCGTAGGAATGATGCAATACCTCCGCCAATAAGGCAACCAACAACAGGCAGCATAACCCAGTCAGTGTAGCAGAGATAAAGCCACTCTGTAGGACTGTAAGCACCTCTATGGTGGAGGTCTATCGATGAAGGGGCAACGCACCAGGAGGTAATGACATAAGGACCCTGGGGAATCGCACAAGACCGCGACTCCAGATCTCG